ATTGAAATAGATGACACTCCTGGCGGTGAGAGAATTCTGATCAAACACAGAACAGGCGCTGGCATGGAACTTCGTGCTGACGGTAGTGTTTTGATTTCATCACAACGACAGACTGTACAGGTTACAGGCGGTGATGCAACTGTCATTGTAGAAGGCGAAGGCAATCTTATTTACAAGGGTGATGTTAACTTTAAAGTGGCTGGTGATTTCAATCTAGATGTTGAGGGTAACTATAATCTCAACATTGCGGGTGACAAGATAGAGAAGGTCAAGGGCAGACACACCAAGACTGTTGATCGTGATCAAAACTACACCGTTCGTGGATCAAGAAGTGCAAACGTGATAGGCAAAAACACAGAAGTAATTCTTGATGACCACAATACGATTGTGTCCGGCAATGCTAACTATCGCAGTGTGGGCTCAACAGAACTGACAGCAGGTCAGAATCTTGTGACTACGGCAGTATCAGAATGGACTGCCGCCGCAAGCACAGCCAACATTTCTGCTAGACATGTTTCATTAATCGGACACAAAGGAACCATTGGTGGTTCTTTGATTGACTATTACGGCAAGTCATACGGTGGACTTCCTGGCGGTGTAACAAACATTGCGACATTCTATGGCGCTTTGGTAGGAAGAGCAACAGAAGCATTCCATGCTGATTATGCAATGAAAGCATCTCAGGCGGGCTACGCCATAGGTGCGGGTGCCGCACTTACAGCAGTCACAGCCAAAGACGCAAAGCCAGGTCCAAAACCCACGATAGTACCACCTAAGCCCGGCATCATGCCCTATCCAGTTTTGCCTCCCACTGCACCATTACCAAATCCAGGTATCGTTGAACTGATGCTGGCAACAAGTGCATATGGTGTGAGAAATGTGGCAGTAGATCCTAAACTCAAAGATAAGATACTCAAGTCAGATGACTATGATGATCTGTTTAACTTTGATCCTACGATAGCAGAGATCCGAAGTAAACTCCGATCACCCGCAAATATGAAGAACGGAAAGTTGACTGGCATCTTAGTGAGTGAGGGGCTGTTAAGTGAGAACTACAATAAGACCATACCTAAGAACATAGGACGATCTGCAAACAAAGAAGGTACTATACGATTTGGTGTTGAATTATTAGGCAACAATCCTGCTGACAATAGAAGCAAGCGTTTCAAGGTGAATAAATGAATATATTAGTTGATGCACAATATGATCCTACCGGTCAGATTATTACATCTGCCACTCAGTTAGGTCCTGGTATTACAATGGCTAAGTTTCTGGGTGCACCAGGATCACGTACACAGTTAAAGAAGTTATATAACGATTCATTTAATGGACCACCTGACTTTCAGCAACTAGCAAGAAATCTGGTGCTTCATGCCAAAATCATCCAGTCTATCTCGGGCATGAAACAGTTTGAGCAACACCGACTGGTAGTCAGTGAAGGTATATACGAACCTAATCCTAAGTTTGAGGTTCAAGAGATTCAAGCAGGTAACAAAGACACTGCAAAAAATATGGCGAGTGCAACGCCCGGTGCATCATACAAAGAAAAGAAGAAAGGAATTGACGGACGAAATCAGAACGATGTGATTGGATGGGTTGTCAACAAGCCAAACTATATTGGTGAACGACCATCGGGTATTCTAGATCTAAGACGAAAAGGTCAAGCAGTCGTTTATCAGTTGATTGATCGTTCTGGACAAACAGATCCCGAGAAGACGTTTGATCTGGCAGTCTACTGGAAAGATTATATTGACTATGATAAACTGACACTGGACTATGACACGTTTGATCCAAAAGGTTCTCTTACGTGCCAGATTGTTATTGAAACACCTGAGGTGCCTGATACGTATGAAGTATCTTACAAATATGGTTTGGAGACAACATATAACGGCGAAGTACAAACAAGAAACGAACTTTTAGAAATTCTTCCTGAATAATCATATAAATAAAAGCATTAATTAGGGTATAATAATGGCAAATTCAAACGAAGACGGAAACTTATCGAAGAGTCCTCGCGTAACCAAGGAGATACCTTGGTCTGACTTTGATTTGAGTTTCTTTGCTCGTACGGCTACAGATGGTGATGTCTTTAAAAAGACAGACGCCGCGAGTGTAAAGCAGTCACTCAAATCTTTGCTCCTTACGAACAGATTTGAAAAGCCATATCGTCCTGCCTTTGGTGGTAATTTATCTGGCTTGTTGTTTGAGATGGCAGATGAGAACACAGGCGAAGAGATTGCGACACGAATCAAATCAGCGGTTGCTCGATATGAGCCACGTGTAAAAATAATCAATCTCAAGGTAACAGCAAGACCAGATCGTTATACCGTTAATGTTATAATAGAATTCAGAATAGTTAATACTGGTATTGTTGACGTATTGAAGTTGGTGTTAGGTGCGAGCGAAGATTGTGCACCAGAATTTAATCCAGCACCCGCTAAGTTACCGCCACCTAACGATAGAATTCTCACAGAAGATCTGCGAGGTCTTGTCACAGAAGGCGGTGGTACGATACAGTTTGACGATGCAGTACCTGGAATTTACCCATAGGAGATATAGATGGCTACCACAATAAAATCTACTGAGTTAGATTTTAATACAATTAAAAACAATCTTAAAACGTTTTTGGCACAGAGCGATGAGTTTGCTGATTACAATTTTGAGGCAAGCGGGTTGTCTAGTCTTCTTGATGTAATGGCATATAACACACATTATAATTCTCTTCTTGCCAACTTTGCACTGAACGAATCGTTTTTGCCTACAGCACAATTAAGATCGTCACTTGTAAGTCTTGCTGGTGGATTAGGCTACACGGTAGGATCTAAAAATGCGTCATGTGCTTCTATTAATTTGTATGTTGTGAACCCATTATTTCCATCGTCAATGACATTGCCCGCTGGTTTTAAATTGACCACATCTGTTAATAACAAGTCATACACGTTTAAAACTCGCCAAACACTGACCGCAACCAACAATGGTGCTAACCAATACTTCTTTCAGTTAGGTGAGAATAGAAACGTTGCGATTCACGAAGGCACACAGAAGCGAAATATCTTTATTGCAGGTCCTGCAAAAGAAAACGAAAGTTACGTATTACCGACACAGAACTTAGATCTGAATACTGTCCAGGTAAGAGTTTATACAGATGTTTCTACAACATTCTATGATGTGTATAACAACCTCAATGACACCGTAAACATTGACAAGAACTCTAAGATATTTGTCATCAAAGAAACACCGAATGGTGACTATGAGTTGACGTTTGGTAATGGTGCTAAGTTAGGTCAGTTCCCAGACGCAGGTAACAAGATAGAAGTCATATACGATCAAGTAGCAGGCGCAGAAGCCAACGGCGCAAGAACCTTTCAAGCCGTTGATGCTGTTTTTGATGGGAATGGTGAGTCGCTGCCTGTTGTTATTACTACAGTCAAGAGTGCGACTGCTGGATCAGAGAAAGAAGAAATTGCCTCTATTCGGAAAAACGCACCTTATTTGTATGCCGCTCAAAACAGAATGGTAACTGCTAAAGATTATGCCTCACTAATTCTAAGATCATATGGCAATGTTATCACCGATATTAAATCGTGGGGTGGCGAAGATAACGTACCTGCCAACTATGGTTCAGTCTATGTGTCTATTGTATTTAATACCCAAGACACTACTATTCAAGATGCAACAAAGACTGGCGTCATAGATCTGGCAAAGAATCTGTCGGTCGCATCGTTTGATGTTAATTTTACAGATCCTCTTACGACATTCTTGCAAGTCAACAGTGTGTTCCAGTGGAATCCTACACTGACAAGTTCATCACAGACAGCGATTGAAACGCTTGTTACACAGACTGTGGAGAATTACTTCAATGATCAATTAGGTGGATTTGATAAGTCGTTTAGACGATCTAATCTTCTCACGTTAATTGATGATGCTGATCCATCTATTCTTTCATCACGAGCAGAGATCACAATGCAGTACAGATTTATACCGACGGTGGGTCAAAGCACGTATAGTCTGATATATCCTGCATCAATCGCCGCACCTGATGATACCAATTACATCGTCCGAAGTGATATATTCACTATTGATTCAAGAAATTGTTTCTTAAGGAATAGATTGAACTCAAATGTCATTGAGGTCATTGATGCATCTCAAGGTACGACATTCATTGATAACATTGGTGAGTATGATGAAACGACAGGTGTGATTTCATTGAGTGGTTGGTCTGGTACACTTGCGACTGCAACACCTTACTTAAAGATAACAGCAAGGCCTGCTAACCAAGCAACGATCAATGCACAAAGGAACAACGTTCTGGCTTTTGATACATCTGCTTCAAATGCTTCATCCGTTATCACAGATACCGTATAAATAGATAGGTTGAAAAGAGAAAAAATATGACATCTATTACAACCAACAGTTTTAGTGAGAACACATTTAGGCTTTTAAAGAAGGATCTAGACAGTGCGTCCACGCCTTATCATCTCGCATATTCAAGAGTTGATCCTCTGACTGAAGGTGAAGACATCAAGTCTGATTCTTTTCAAGAGGGTGTGAGACACACAATGTTAGCAGTAAAGACTGTCGGTGGTAGTTCTTATGTGGTACCATCTAACTCTTGGAACTCAGGAACCATATATCCAAGTTATGACAATGATTTAGATATAGGTTTTTATGTTGTCAACAGTGCAAACGAAGTGTTTGTCTGTGTTGAAACAGGCAAGTTTACAGACGGTACTCAGGTGCCTTCTATTGTTGAACCATCATCAATCTTGGCAGATGCATTCAAAGTAGGTGTCTCAAAAGGAAAGACGTTTAGAACCACTGATCAATACAAGTGGCGTTTTCTGTATCCTTTAGGCAATAGTGCCGTAGCAACTTTTAAAACAAACGATTGGTTGCCTGTTAAGACAATCACTGACACATCGGTGTTTCTACCTATACCACAAGAAAGTATTCAACGAAATCTTCAAGACTCGTCGGTAGGTGGTGAAATCATTAACATTCAGATTGATAGTGGTGGTTATGGTTTCTCTAACACCAGCAATGATATTGCCCTGACTGTTGAGGGTAATGGCACAGGTGCTTCTTTTACTGCCGAAGTTGATGCAAACAAGATTGTGAGAATTCGTGTTGACTCTGATGCCGCGGGCACATTCTCTCATGGTAGTGGATATGATTATGCGTCAATCAAAGTAACAGGTGGAGATGGTGTGGGCGCAGTGTTGCGACCTATCATTGCACCATATGGTGGTTTGAATGCAAATCCATCACGCACACTCAAGACAAAGTACTTTATGCTTCAGACAGATGTTGCGGGTGATGAGTTTGATACCATTCTCGCAGAGAACGATTTCAATCAGGTGTCTATTGTCAAAGGATTTAAAACGGCGGCTGATCCAACGGTTGACTTTACACAGAACACCGCAAATGGCGCAAAGTATTTTTCTGGCATCAGTGCAAGCGGAACATTTACCGAAGACGCTACCATTACCAATAGTGGTGAAACCGCTAAAGCAAAGGTCGTTTTTCATGATACGGTCAACAACCGACTGTATTATTATCAAGATGTCACGACCGGATTTGGTGAATGGACGGTTGATCCAACACCAGCAAATAATTCGGTAGTACAAACGATACCATCGTCAGTGGAAGCAACATATGTTGCTAAAGTAGAACCTACATTCAATCCATATACGGGTGAAATACTGTACATAAATAATGTAAACTCACTTGGTCTGGGTACTGTTACCGAAGGTATTACGAGAGCAGACACACAAACCGAAGACATAAGAATAGTTATTCAGTTAGGATAAAAAATGGCAAGCACATTTAGTAGTACAACATTATCTGGAACGTACAACGACGATTGGACAGAAGATGACAATTATCACCAGATACTATTTAACTCTGGAAGGGCACTTCAAGCAAGAGAGTTAACACAACTTCAAACTATGATCTACCAAGAGATGGGTAGATTTGGACGAAATGTGTTCAAAGAAGGCGTGGCTGTTTCTGCGGGTAACATGGACTGTATAACGGACACTGATTTTGTGAAAGTCACAATGACCAGTGGA